TTCTAAGGTTACGGTAGGAGGAGGGGTCTTGGGCTTAATTGTAACCTTGACCGGCTCTGGGATTGGGACAATTCTAACTGTTACTGCCATCGTCGTAGATTTCCTTTACGAGTTCCTGTGTCTTTAGGATAGTCAACAGGGTTGTTTCATTTAATTTTGTTTCTCCAGATAGGTTCTCAAGACGTTCCTTAACAGCGTTGGTCTTCTTGACCATTTCTGGATCATTAGCGATCTCTTCTACCTTGACTGCCTCTGATAGGGACTGCTTTAGTCTGCCGAGTTCTCTGTTGAGATAAATCTTGGTCTCAAGTTCGTCGTGAGAGAAAGAAGAGATGTAGTGGTTGAGTAGTTCTTTTTGTTCTCGGAGCAAAGAGCCGTTGTATTTCTCGTTGAACTTCTTGGTGAAAGTCACAAATGTAAGTGAGTCAAGTGGTTCAAGGTTCTGCTCTTCTAGTTTGCCTACCATTCCTTCAATGATCTTTGACTCAAGCATTACTTTTTGCTTTGGTGAGTCAGTGTTGAACATTTTCGCGATAGTTGCGAGAGACTTGTAGTTGGGGACAAAGTTGTTGAAAGTAGCAGGAGTTAGTTCCTTGTTGATGTCGTTAATGACTTCGGTCTGCTGCTTGAAAAGACCATCGGGATCGATAAGGCGTTTTGCTGCCATTACTGCTTCAAGAATCTTTTGACTTGTGTTCTCGTCAAGATCTTGGTTTTCATAAAGTGAGCGATAGCACTCAAGGTCTTTCTTTAGAAGAGAGTCGCCTGTAAAGTGTCTGCGAACGATAGAGACAACTTTTGCTTTCCGTTCTTGATCGCCCTTGATGATTGCGGTTGTTGCTTCGCGGGCGAGGGCTTCAAAAACGAAGGCTGTGTTCCTCTTCTTATTGTGTTTATTCTTCATTGTTGGTCTCCGTAACCTTGTTCTCCAAAGATTCAATTAGCATCTTGACTGAGTTGTTTACTTCAAGAAGAGAGGTTTCCTCTTCCTGTTCTCTGAGGTAAATAGGGTCTTGCTCCTCATAAATGCCTCTGGCTAGTGATCTTAGTTCTGGGGCACCAAGATTGTTAGTTCTGTAGGTGTTCATTTCGGGTGTTGGAACACTGCTGTAGTTTCTTGTTCTAGCACCTGCGGGTCGTTTATCGGTCGCTACCTTTTGATAGACTTTGCCTTTTGCGCCTTGGGTAACGTATTTTTTACCTGTTCTCGCGCGCTTGCCGAGTGAGGGCGCTAGACGCGGTGAAGGACGAGAGCCGGGAGGTGCTGCTAGAAGCGCGGATTCTTCGCCGCCGCCTGCTTCTTCGCCACCACCTTCGTCGCCGCCTAGATCAAGACCACCGCCTTCGTCGCCTCCACCGAGGTCTAAGCCGCCACCTTCATCTCCACCGCCGAGGTCAAGACCACCTCCGCCTTCTCCGCCACCGCCGCCGCCTGCGGCTGCTTCGGCAACGCCCTCAAGGGCTGTGTCGTGTTTGCGGTCGTAGAACATCTCGCGCTGGTTGCGTAGGAACTCTTCGTGAGACATTCCGAAAATGTTGTCGGCAACCCAGCGACGTGAGAAGTAGCCTTCTGTTGCTGCGGCAGCAATGTCGAACTTGGTCTTCCAGTGCTCTAGTTCCTGTAGTTCCGCAATCTTGCTTGGGTTATTGAGAGCGAGTTTGAAGTTCATAAGATCTTCACCTCTGTAACCAAGTGTGTAAAGGTGGATAATTCCAACCTTTTCTAGTTCGTGGATAACAGAACGCTGTAGACGCTGAATGGTGCGAGCAAAACGAATGTCTTTGGTCGCTAGTGTGGTTTTATCTTCCTGTGCTCCCTCACCCATTGTGAGATAAGCCTGCGGGATCTTAATAGCGGAGAACATTTTGTCGCGGAGATACTTGATGTCGTCAATTTGTGTTGTGTTCTGTCCGCCAGCAAGTGACTGAATGTCGGTCACAGAACCAGCACGAATCGGAATGTAGTAGTCCTCTTCGATTGATAGTGGGTTGTAGCGAAGATCGATGCGACCTGTGTCTTTATCAACAATTGTGTGTCTCTTCAACTGGGACACGATCTTCTGCATGTATTGCTCGACTTCTTGTGGAGGAATAGCGCCAACGTCAATCTTGAACACCTTGCGCTCTGAAGAACGAACAATGCGATAAGCCATCATTGCATCTTCCATTAGAGTCAACTGACGCCAGATGCGTCGTGCTGGCTCTAGGACAGATGTGCCGTAGGGTGAATACTTGTCGTTTCCAAGAATGCGGAAGTGGGCAACCTGCCAGTTCTCAAAGGTCATTCCTGCTGAGTTCCACTGATACTGGATATAGTTGGGGTTTGTGGCGTCCATTCCCTCTAGTCTCTCAACTTCTTGTAGGGGAAGAGCGATTGTAGATTTAATCCCAATCTCGTCATCAATATCAAGATAGAGGATGAAGTCGCCATACTTACACATTGTGCGGCACCAACCAAAGAGGTTGTGCTCTACGTTCATGATGTTGTGATAAAGAATGTTGAGAACGGCTTTGATTTCGTCATTGCGGCACTTGATGTTTAGCATCGGAGAGAGAGTAGAGAATGTTGTCATCTCGTCTGCATAGATGTCGAGTGCAGAAGCCAATTCTGGCATGTACTCCATTTGGTCAAAGTCAATGTAGCGCTCGGAACGACGCTGGTTTGCAATAGCGTTTGCAGCGATTGTGTCTAACGGGTTGTAGGACTGCTTCTTGAACTGCTGTCCTGACGCAGACTTGAATCTTGTAGAGTACTTATCAAGGTGCTGCCTGCGAATCTTGCGACCAGACTCTGAGCGGTAGTTAATGATAGGACCAGAGAACAACCGAGTAAGAGACCTGAATAACTGGGAATCTCTATTCGCTGGGTTGTTGCCTTGTTTTGGGTTTCGGGGTGCCATTTATTTTCTCACTTAATTATCCACATATATTGGGAATATAGATTTTTTGCTTCGTTCATTTTACTAGTTGTGTCTTCGCCTGTGTAGCCAATTTGTCCTTTTATCTGCGTGTTTAGGGTTGTTCTCGAAGTCATGATGGCGTCTACGAATGCCTTCTGGTAGTTGAGGTCTCGGGCGTTTGATTGGAGGGCTGTGTCTCTAACCCAACAACAAATCGCAAGAGCCATTACCAAGTCGTCATTGTAGCCCCTCATGGCTTGTGGCTTCCCGTTGTACCAAATGAAAGTTCGGAACTCGTTTGCTAAACGCGAAGAATACGTCTTAACTAGTTTGTTTCTCATAAACTCTTCTAACTTGGCTACGATGAGAGGTCTGGTCTTACTTGTGGTTGAAAAGCCAGCGATTGCTCCCGACTTGTGTTCGCCAAGATGTTGATCGATGTATTCGTGTGTGGACTTGATAGAGTAATAGAGATTTGGGTAGCCGTACTCTACTAATTTATCTATGACGGTGTAACCAATGGAGTTATTTTCTACGACGAGCATGGCGTTACCAAACTCTCTACCGACCTGATTTAGCATGTTGGCGTAGAGGTCAGGTGTTGGTTTGCCCATGTACTCTCCGATGATTTCCATCGTTTCAAGTTTCAGAATGTGGAACGTAGAACTATCTGCGCCGTCGCCTCGGGCAACGTCTGCGGACATGAGATAGTTACAACTTGGGTCGTACTCTTCCCATAGCCAGAAGTTTCTATCAAAGCCTGTCTTGTGTTTTGGCTCTTTGATGTTGGACATGATCCATTCCATGTTCTCTGGATCGATAACAGTTTCACCAGAAGTATTGAAGTTACACTCCAACTCCTGAGCGATCTGTCTTCTGGACATGTTCTTGGTTTCTTTCTTGAACCATTCTTCATCTCTGTCTGGGTGAACCCACCACATAAGCGTCGTGAGATTGAAATTATTATCATTGGTCTCGGCACCTACGCAGGTTTTATGGAACCAGTTACCAACACCGTTTGGCGTGGAGATAGCGATACAGCGACCACCAGTTGATAGTGTTGGGTATAGACCAGTCCATAGTTCTTCTAGACCCTCGATGTGTGCAGCCTCGTCAAGAACGAGGAGGGATAGTGCTTCAGAACGACCAGCGTCGCCAGAGGTGGAGGCAGCCTTGATAGAAGAACCATTGGACAACTCGAAGGACGTGCGGTTGTCGGTTGTAATGTTTGCAATCCTGATCCAGTCAGGAAGGTTCTTCATAATGTTCTTGACTTTTCGGACCAAGTTGCCTGCTGTTTCAAACTTGGTCGCCATAACAAGAATGGTCTTGTCGCGGTGGAACAACATCATCCAAACAATGTAGCCAGCCGTGATCGTTGAGATACCTAGCTGGCGACCCTTGTTGATGATGTTGAAGCGGTAGTCGTTGAAATCTTCTAGCAGTTGATCCTGATAATCAAATGTCTTAAACAACATAAGCCCGTGCATCGGGTGAGAGATGCGGGCATAGTTTTTTAGGAAGTAAGAAGGATCTTTACCACACTTAACGACTTCTTTCAGTATTTGTTGTTTCGTTAACTTTGGCATTCATCTTTCTTTTATTCTTTTTTGCCAGAGTTTGCGGGTCTCTTGTCGTTAGGGGCACGCTTACCATAACCACCTTGCTTCATAAAGGCTTCCCAGCCAGCAGCGAGTTTGTCTTCTGTGGCTTCGCCAACAACAGCAACCTCTTCCATCCCACCAATCTTGTAGGTCATGCAAGCAGTAACCCAAGAACGGACGCGGGATGAGTTCTCAACGCGAATGTCAATCTCGCCTTCTTTGGTGAGAGACACAGAGCCAGCGCCTAGTTTGCGTGCTTCTTTCTTTAAGAACTTGATGATCTCGTTCATCTGCGATTCAACATCTGACTCAAAGCCGTTAGCGTAGACTTCCTTGAGTTGGACCTCAGACTGGTAAGAAAGGGTCATCATGTTGCCGTGGAACTTGACACCGAAGCCGTCCATAACACGCTTGTCAATAAGAGGGCTGCCCTCTTCTCTTTTTAGTCCTGCCTTGATTGCTTCGCCGTCTGCGTCGTGTGCTCCGTCGTAAGCGTTTGCTGCGGCTTGTGATAGAGCCTGAACGATTTCGTAAACTGTTGCCATTATTCCATTCCTTTGTTGTGCTTGCCATCTAAATAGTGGTAAACTTTACCTAAATAGTCGGCAGCAAGAGTAATTTTTGCTTGAACCCAGCCGGGTAGGTCAGAGTATTCTGAAGCGAGTTGAGAGACCTTGGGGGCGTATTCTTCTAGTTTGTGAAGATCTGATAGAGCCATGTGGACTTCGTGGTCATCATCTTCTATACCACCGGGCATCATTTGCTGTTCGTAGCCCTCTTTGACCATTCTTTTTTGTATTTGTTTCATAGCCTTTTCAAGAAAAGTTCTATGTTGTAGCAAATCGACACCTTCTGTTGCAGCAAGATCGGAGATAAACTTTTCTAACTGATCTACAATCTTCTGCTCTTGTGGTGTGAACTCTCCACTTGTATCTTTAATTCTTTCTCTAGAAGTCTTGATTCTCTGCGTAGAAGACATAGAGCCTGTCTTTAGCTTTGTAGCGTTCTTGTCGCCAATGTCTACTCGTTCTTCTTCTGCTTCTTTGAGAACTTCTCTGATTAGCTCTCTTAATTCACTAGCTTTCATCTGGTCTCCATCCTTTTTTCCATCGTTCTTCTCTTCCCTCAACCCATTTGATGTAGCACTTGTAGCAGCATTCAAACTTTACAAGTGAGACATCATCTCTGGTTGAGTATGAGAACGAACCACAAACAGGACATCCCGTTTTGGATTCTCTATTAAGTAGTTTTCTTGAGACCTTTATTCCATTTAGTTCTACTTTATCGTTGGCTTCATCATTTTTCTTTTGTTTCTTGTAGAGTTCTCGCATCTGTTCCAGATAGACTTTCTCTTTGTTCTCGTCCCAATCTGCTTTGGGGTTCTGGATTGCTTCTTCGCCATACTTTTGTGCGATAGCCTGCTCTACCTTTACGATGTAATCTGGGTCTTTACTCATTGTCCCCACCAAACCTCTTCGCCTCTGCGATAAAATTTTGTTTGTTCAAACTTGGTTTCGTCTATAAAATGGTCGTCTCTAAATCTACAATAGTTGTTTGGCTGTAGGGCAAACTGCCCATCTTCAAGGGAAACAAGGTTCAGTGGTTTATGCTCTTGTGGATAGCGGTCAAAGCCATCGGTCCAGTCAATTATTATGCCTGTGTGTCGTCCTTTCCACCCATAGCGGAATAGTTCAACCTCAAGACCTTCTAGATACTTTGCGTGCCACGCTTCTATGTTTGGACCCATAGCAGTCCACGGAATCAAGTCGTTATGTGGTTTTTCTTTCCAAGTATCTGGTCCGTGAAAGTTTGACATCGCGTGGAGCGGCAAACCAGACCAGTGAGCACCGCTTTCCAATAGAACATGTGCCATAGGAATCTGTCCCTCTCTAGAATGTATACCATGCCACAGGGCATAAGTGTAGCCTTCGGGCATCTTGGGTCCAAGATATTTGTTGTTTACCCAAACATAAATGTGAAAAGGAAGATTGGTGTGCTTCATTGCGTCGCCTGACCTATTCCGTAGTAGGTAGCACCACCGGCTGCTATTCCAATCGCAAACCACATCCACTTGTAGGCTGGTGATTGCTTCTTGATAATCTTTTGTAGTTCGTCAATCTCGGTGTCTTTCTCAATCACCATTGTCGTATGTTTCTGGTTGAGAGCGTTGTAACGAATCTTTTCTTTTTCTAGCTCTAGGATAAACTCGCTTTCTTTTTTCTCGATTGTTCTCGTCCATTCGATCTCGCACTCTTGCTTGATTTTGTCTGGTGTTACGAGAACCTCTGATAAAGCCTCGGGATTGAGGACGATTCCCTCTATTGGAGAACGCTCGCCCTGATCTACAAAAGTGAATTCAGAACCAGCGAAGGCTAGTGTAGTAAATAATAAAATGCTAGGGAACATAAGTGAATCCGTAAGTTTGTTCTATTTGAAGGCGTAGTTTGTCTTTATCTTTTCTGTAATCTCTCACTATGCCTTTCTTGCGTTTATCAATCTCTTTTGATAAATCCATTAAAGCGTCTTGATAGCGCAGTTCAAGTTGTTCGTTTCTGATTCTGAAATCTTCAAGTGCCTTATCTCGTTGTTTTAGTTCTTCTTCGTGAATCTCTTGTAGTTCGGTTATTTGTGTTTTTAGAGACTCTTGGGAGATTTGCTGCGCTTTGATAATGTTGTGAACGTCGTAGCGTCCTTTCGCAAACACAACAAGAAGGAGCAGGACAAGCCCGATCTCCTTCCAGTGTTTTAGACAGAAAGCTAAAATCTTTTCTTTCATTATTTATTTCTTCATTGTTGTGCCACCACCAGAATGGCGCTTACCCCCAATCGCATCGGTGTAAGCATTTGCAACCTTCAAGAGTTCTTTGATAGGCATGTTAACTTTTTCAATTGTCATTTTTTTCGCATCTTCTGGGTTTTGCGAATTATAAATTATTGTTGCTGCCCATCTATGGTGACCATCAAGCAGATAGTTATCAGCAGATACTAAGATAGAAGCATTCCAAGGAGCCCAGTCTATCTTGGGATCTGCACCTGCTTTAGCTTTCTTCAATGCATTGTCCATATAAATGTCTGTTTGTGTTGGCTTGAGGTCGGATGGATCAACATTAGGTATTTCCCTAACTTCTACCTGATCACCTTCAGGGTATGCACCTGCATCATCTGATGAATCTAGATATGCTCTTGTGGCAGCACCAAGATCTGGGATCTTTTGTGGTTCATTTGTCTCTAGTCCCTTGGGAGGTGGCGCTTCCAATTCCTTTTCAAATGCGTCCGCATCTGGAATCTGCGGCATATTAGCCCTCTTTGTTCCATAGGCACCTTTACAGGCTGCGGGGAAGTTTGTACAAAAATCATTGCTTTGTTCTTTGAGGTAGCCTCTCCAGCTTTCCATTATAAGTTTCATTTTATTCTAGTCCTTTTAATTTCACAATAGCGTCAATCACAGACTGACCACCGAGGTAGAGACCTGAGATAATAACCCAGTCGCCTGATTCTAGACCGCCCCATAGCATTAGACCTGTGGCGGCAATCCACACAAGTAACTTGCGGGAAGTAATCTTTTCTACGCCTTTATCAAGTAGGGCTTGTTTGGTTTCTTCGCTCATCATTTGGCACCCATCTTAACTAGTTGCTCGTAGATCATTCCGATGAGAACCGGAAGGGACATAGTGGCAATAAGGGGAGCCATCTTGGCCATGGCATCCTTGAAGATCATTATGTTTTCTGCGTTGATGTTAGCAAGTTCTGGAGACTCCATCACTGGCTCGGTGGTGCCTTCTTGGAATACTCCATCGTCTGCTCCTATCATTCTTTCAAGTGCAGCCATGTCGGGCGGACTAAAGCCAGCCTGTTTTAACATTCCCATTCCCATTGAAGCCATCTTCAATGGATCGCTGCTGGCTCCTGCTGTTACAAGATAGTTAGAGAGTATGGAAATAGCATCATCTACTTTAGTTGTAACCATGCGCTCCATTTCTTGAGCGACCTGATCCATAGCGCCGCCTTTTTCCATTCCTGCTGGAACAGCATCGTCGTCGTATGGGTCGTCCATCATAGTAAGACCATCCATCTCGGACATAATTTCTTCCTTGATTAGATCAAGTAATGCTGACTTTTTGATTTTCATTTTTTATCCTTTGCGATCTTAGTCGCCGTTGCGTACATTACACTTTCGGCGTCATCGCCATAGCGTTTCTTGAAATCCTTCTTGGATTTCTTCATACCCTTAACTATTTTCTCTTTTTCGTTTTTTTCGCCCTTGGACAATTTTCTTTCGTTTAAAGAACCAGCGTATTCATCTGGTGACTGCCCGTTCATCCAAGCGTCGTAGGGGTTTGGAGAATTATCATCAATCTGAGCGCCCTTCTGGAAAACAACAGCAATCCACTTTTCAAAAGACATTTCCTGTCCTGCTACATCTTGCGCGGCATCCATCTTCTGTTGGTCTCTGAACTGCTCTGATTCCCTAACAGGCTCGGGCATAGGGCGTGTCTTTGGTTTGTAAGCGCGACCAAGCTGGCGCTGTGCTGTACCGATAGAAACACCGGATTCGCCTGTAAAAGCAGCAGCCAAGAAGTCAATACTAACATCAAGGTTGTCAATAGAGTCTGTCAACTTGCTAATAGCCTTTAGCATTTCTGGGTCGGACTGAATCTCTTCTAGAATAATTTCTTTTAGTTCTGACTTCTTAATCTTCATTTATTTATTTTCCTTTCTCGATACCATTCATAGATAGTATCGCAATCAGTCCGGGGACATTCTTTCGCACATAAACGCCAGAGAAAAGTGTTTCGCACCGCCCGCCAACATAAGCAATCGCAGATTCAAGGTGCTTTGACACACGAGGATCGGCAACCATTTCTTCACTTGCTACAAGAATAAGCGAGCCTGCTGCGGCTTTACCCTTGGGTGGTGGACAAGCAGAACGATTCATGCAGTTATGCATGATAGTTGTACCGAGTTTGCCCGTGTTTGGATCTTTGATCATTGTAGAGCCAATGAAGGCACGTCCATCTTTAGCAAAGCAAGTCTCCAAGTCCTTAGAGTCAAATGACTGGATTGGAGAATCCTCAGTAGATAGTTTGAGAATCTGTGCTAGAATCTTTGAGAACTGGGTGTTGGCTACTGGATACATTCCAAGCATTCCAATGCGACCGCGTAGGAGGCGTGTGGAGCGCTCGTTATCTAGAACGATGTGTGGATAAGGAGTTACATCGTTGAGTAGTGATAGGGCGTTCTTGGCGATAGTTGGGTTTAGGTTCTCTTGTGCTGTTGGCCAAGAGACAATGTAAACAACCTTGCCGCTTGCCTGAACAGATTGTAGGTAGCGCTCAAAGACGGGTTGTAGAGCGACGACAGAAGATCCTGTGCCTCCACCGCCACCAGCCATAACGAATAGCCAATCAACCTTGCCGAGTTTGATGCGGAGAGCATCTTCTACGATTGCGCCGTTCTGTGATAGAACTTCTTTGCCGTAGGAGATGTTCTTACCGATTCCGTCAGAGTCAGGAATAAGAACGACGTGCTCCTCTTCTACATTCTTCGGAATGTCTTTGCCAGTGCTGTTGACCAATAGGGTCTTGTTGAAACCCAACTCAATCATAGCGTTCGCCATCTTGTTGCCGCCGCCGCCAACACCAACAAAGCCCACATTCAAAGATGATGGGGCTGTGTTCTCGGGTAGTAGGTCTTCGTCAGAGTATTCCATCTGTAATCCGAAGTCCTCAACCATACCAAAGTCTTCCGCTTCTACTTCTTCGTGGAAGTGGTCCTTTTCTTGGTTGAATGATGGGGGTGCTTCTGCCGGGGGCAAGAAGCCAAACTCGTCGTCTTTACTCATTGATTTACCTTTGCAAAACCTGCTTCTTTCTCAATTACAATCTGCATGTCTACACAATCCTTGAGAGAATCAAGGTGAGAAATCAGCAAGACGTTCTTGAAATACACCTTAATTAGTTCCAAGATCCGAATAAATCCAGCCATATTCTCTTCGTCCAAAGCAGTGCCGGGCTCATCAAGCACAAACACGTCACCCTTGGGTAGAGAAGACACGGAGAGCAGAGCAAGACGAATAGCCATAGCAGCCATAGACTTCTCTGCACCAGACGCCATCTCAATAGGGCGGGCATCGTGCTTGGGGTGCTTGATAAAAATGTCAAACTTGTTGCCAGATGTCTCAAAGAAAATCTCAAAGTCTACGACGTTTGATAGAATCTTTGCAATCTCTTCGTTGATTACTGGTAGCTTCTGCTTGATGATGTCGTAGGCAATCCCATTCGGATGCATACAGCGCAGGAATAGGTCATACGCTGCATACTCCGATTGGATTGTCTCGAACTCTAGTCTTCTTTCTTTGAGGCTTTCGACTCGTTGTTCTTCTGAACCAAGTGATTTGTAAAGATCAATCTTCTTCTGGTTATTTGATCGATTCTCTCTCTCAAGAGATTTGATTTGATTGTCATGCTTATCCTTCTCCTTTATTAGTTTTTCTAGATTCTCAATCGCTTCCTTGTTGGAGTTGTATTCTGACTGCTCTGCGGCGAGTTCTTGTAGCCTTGTGTTGGTACGCTGAACTGCGCTGTTCATTCTTTCAATTGAGAGTTCCAGTTCCTTGATAAAGGTCTGGGTGTTTACGCGCCGTGTTTCAAGCGCGTTGTACTTGTTTAGGTGATCTCGGACAATCTCGGGGTTGAGATCTTTGAGTGTCTCCCGAAGTTCAGCCACTTTTGATTCCACTTCTGGAATCGTTGCGGAAGCAACATGGGCATCGTGAATGAACTTGCAAGCAGGGAAAGATGAGCCGCAGGGGATGTCTTCTAGTAACTTCTTCTTCTCGGTTGCGATCTCCAATCTGCTTGTGAAGCCTTTGAGCTTCTCTTCAGTTTCCTGAATCGTCAAAAGAGAACCATTCAAAGAGTCGTAATCCAATGTTTTCATTAGATTATCGATCTTGACGATGCGCTCTTTCTCAGTAATTAGTTGCTCGGACTCTTCAATTACCGACTGAGACAGGGAAATCACCTGATTTTTTAGTTTTCTTATCTCGGACTGAACGGCGTGAATGTCGATCGCTTCTGTTGGAATGTCGGTGATCTTACGAGACACCTCAAGCAAGAGGGTCTGCTCGGTCGCCAACTTGGTTTCTAGCAGTTTCTCTTCTGCCTCCACCACAGAAATAGCCTTTTTGTGAGCCGCAAAGGCTTCCTCTGCTTCCAGAATTTCTTTTTCGTAATCTCGCCCTTGTAACTTTTTTACGAGCGCCTTGGAAGAAATAGAGTCCTCTTTAGCTAGTTTGAACTTCTTGTCGAAGAACTGAAGATCGAGGAACTTCGCAATGATTTCCTTGCGCTTGGTAGAACCCTCGTTGATAAACGCAAGAGCGCCGTGCTGTGAGGACATAGACGAGATAAGGAAATCGTCAATAGTTCCAAAGTGGCGTCGGATTGCTGCGTCGGTTTCGTTACGAGTTGTGCCGTTTAGCGAAGTAGTCTCGTCAAGAACAGCGTCATAGACCGAGAAGTCTAGTTCGGTCTTTGCTTCTGTGCTTTCGCCTGCTTTGCCTTTCTTGATGTACTTCGTTACCTTGCGGCGGATTGTGTAGGTCTTGTCGTCAATAGTGATAGACAAGTTGCCTTCACCCCAATCGCGGTTCTGGTTTACAACATTGACGTTCTTGCGCTCGTTCTTGGAGGTTGTGTTGAACATTGTAAAGAGAATAGCGTCAATAATGGAAGACTTGCCTGAGAAGTTCTTACCAAAAATGCCGACGATTCCGTTTACATTATTGAAATCAACAGAGTTGTTCTCTCCATAGTTGAATAGGTTAGACCATTCAAACTTGACGAGATCCCAATTGACGTTTCTGGAAATGTCTTCTTTTGCCTCAACCTGAACGTTGTACTTTGAGTTCAGTTCGTAGACCTTTGATAGAGTGTCAGATTTGACTTGATAGTCTTTGAGATACTCTGAGATCAACTCCTGCTGGACTTCTGGATCTCGGAGGTTCTGTGCTCCAAGTCCGTCGGTCAAGTCCTCAACGTCTCCACGCTTACCTGCGGCACGATTGAGGAAAGAGATTGACTCTGGTCCGAACTTATGCTTCGCAACGTCTACTGCCTTACGCATAACATCAAGAGGCAGATTGTTGTCGCTCACAAGCCGTAGTCTTGCGTTTGCGGGCACGCTTGTTTTGCGAGGGATCTTGCCTGTTGCTGTTAGTTCAATCGTCATGAACGGACGCGGGTTCTGTAACGTAAAGTGCTCAATCTCCCAATCATCCTTGGAGTTGATAGTCCAAATAGAGAAACCCTTGTCGTCTTCCTCTCCGTGGTTCTGCTGGATTGTAGAGCCTGCGTAGTAGACACGACGCTCCTTGTCCAAGAACTGGCGTTTATGAATGTCGCCAAGCATAGCAAAGTCAAACTCTTCAAAGATTGAGAGGTTGTCCTCGCCGTGCTCCATAGTCCAGCCTGCGTCTGTTTGGCAGTTAGAGATTGCGCCGTGATAGAGGGCAATGTTGATCTTGTCTGGATTGGTTGGCTGGACCCAATTATCTCGGTCAAAAACTGATAGGACGTTTAGGACAAGATTGCCGTAGGCTAGGTGTGTCTCGCCTGAGTTCTTCAATAGACGCAGAGTCCCAAGATCAAGCGCCTGAATGATAGGCGTGATAGCGTCCTGACGGCTGCTATTCTTTAGGTTTCCATCGTGGTTACCAAGAATAACAAATGTCGTCGCAATCTTACTGAGATTGGTGAAAAAGTCAGACGCCATTTCCACAAACTCTGGGGAAATCTGGGTCTTTGTGTGTGCAATGTCGCCGCAGTGAACAATGTAATCTACTTCCTGCTGGCGCAGGATTTCGTACATCTGCCCAAAGCAGTTGCGATAGTCTTCGTGATACTTCAGGTTCTTGATGTGAGTATCAGCAATGTGTGCGATTTTCAATTGACCTCCTGCTCGCAAGTCTCCCATGGTGTGGCGTTAGGATGTCTCTGGGAGTAAAGTTCCGCAAGCGTCTCAAGGCTTGCTACTTCCTCTGCTGGCTCGGCTGGTGTGGATAGAGAACCATGAATTAATGCTGTGCCAGCATAGCCGAAAAAATAAAAAGTGATGAAAATTGCGAGCCCAAAACACGCTTTGAATAGTCTGCTCATCATTACCTCCAATAGTAATATAACCCAAGGCTAGTCTACTGTCAAGGAAATAATGTTGTCTCCAGCGCGCTGAAGTCCCGCTCTGGTCAACTTATCGTTAAGTTCTTTCTCTAATTGTCCAGAAGTTTCTGCGTTGCTTTTCTTTAATAGTTCTGCTTTGCCTAGTTCGTCAGATTGATCCCATGACTGGACTAAATCCAATACTACTTTTTTGGTTAGTTCTTGATATAAATCATAGGCGGTTGACCACTCGGGAGGAAGCACTTGCGCGCCCGAAACCATTCGTGCCTTATCTTCACCGCTTCCAGATGGCCATTTTCCTGTATTTCCAAAAACAAAATTTTCTAATTCTGGCAGATTGGCTATATCGCCCTCTAGAACACGCTCTACAACCCATTTTCTATATTGGTCTTTGCTTTTTAGAGAATTTGGCAGCGGTATGTTAGGAGGAATATCATTGTAATCTAGAGCAGCCATACCACCGGGTAGTGTGCTTGCGACGCGAGCGTATTCATAATTTAACTTTCCATCCTCTACCATATCATCAATTATTTTCCAAGCGGCTTCGACTCTTTGGGTATTGTCCATGTCAGAAAGATCAACAAGACCTAATTCTGCTGTTGGGTAGCCTTTGGAAAAATGCTTTTCTGCTGCTGCTGACGGATCTTTGAGAGCACCAACATCAACTCCAAAACTTTTTAAAGTTTCATCATCAAGTTGTTGGACTTTTTCAACATCAGGCTGGATGCGTTGTTTTTGAGATGTAGATAGTCCTGCCACCCCTCCAAAAAGAAGTGCTACTGCGGCAAGCATAGAGATGCCAGCACGCTCTCGAAATTTTCTGGCTTTTACCCTCTTCTTTATAAATTCATCTTCGGCGTCTTCTTTAAGTCCAACAATCTGTCGAAGAAGTTCTTCAGCCTCTTCTTCGTCACGAGAGCGCTCTAATTCTTCTATAATAATTCTTTTTATTTGTTTTCTAGTAAAAGTGTGTTTCATAAATTATACCGCCGATAGCAAATCTAGCAATAAGTAGTTGTCTCTATCGATAAATCTTGCGTTCGCCTTTCGTTCCCTGAAGATGTCCTGTGGCATTTCACCTACATCATCATAGCCTGTCACATCGATCTTGTAGAGTTCCACATCGTAACGCAGAAGCGTCTGAATGATACGACGCTCTTTGTCAGCCGCGTCAGGATCGAGGGCGATGTAGCACGGGGTGTCATTTCGTACAATCTTTCGTAGTAGGTCGGAGTCTGTCCGTAGTGTAGACCCCAAGATAGGCACAGCGTTTCCTGCCCGAATAGCATCAAATACTCCTTCAACGATCACAAGGTCGTCATTCCAGTTAGTAAATAGATCATTGAACACCACATTCTTGGATGCTTGTGGGTTCTTGTACTTCATTCCGTGCCCGACATAAGACCGAGCAATAAAGTAGTTGGGATAGCCTGTCGTGCTGAATGAGGGCACTATGATTCTGCCGCCGTAGTCTCCGTCATAGCAGAAGCCAATCTTCCACCGCTGGATGTCTTCTCTTGTAATCCCTCTCTCGCTAAGATAGCGTAGAGCACGATTGGCTGATAGTGGAAGGTTCTTGTTGGCGAGACTTACGAACTCGGGTGGGAGTTCGATCTTATCCTCGACATCAGCGTTGCCTTCATCAGAGAATAGTTCAGAAAAGCGACTAAGATCCGTTCTGTCCGTAATCTGGTCCCATTTCTGGAGTTGTGTAAACGAACCAAAACGTCTAATAACGCGCCTAAGATTGCGACCATAATAATCACAAACCCAACATTTAAAGACATTCTTGTCCAAGTTAACAGAGAACTTACGTTTGTGATGGTTGCACGACGGACACGCGAATAGTAACTCCGAACCCTTATCCAGATAGTTACCAAGCGTCTCATAGAGGATCTTCTTCGCTACGATCTTGTTCATGCCTATAGAATAACACGGGGATCACTCTTCGGCAAGTTCTTTTAGTCCTGCTCTCGCAATGACGAGGGCGTCGGCTCTGTCAAATTCTTGTGGTTTGGGATTGCCCTTATGCGTGCGTTCGATCTTGAACTCTGGGTCAGTTGCGAGCAGGTGTTCCATAACGACTTCTTTTGCTTTTTGACCTCTGGGCACCTTGATTCCTGCTAATTTGCGTGCCTGTGTGGCTCCCAGATAGCGCGGTTTTATCTCAAAGCACTCGTAGACCATCCAAGAAACAACGCCATTAAAACGCTGTAGAGCCGCCATAGTCTTACCTGATGAACCACCAGAGTTGAAGAATGTGAAAGGTTGCTCGATGTAGATGTGCTCTACGCCTCCACCATTTAACACGGTGCAGTGTTTATCGCAAATGTCCAAAATGTGCTCTCTTATCGCGAGACACTTGGAGAAGAAGTCTTTGTGCTTTCTGAGATCACAGGCTTCGGATAGAAGGATCTTGCCTTCACTGTCTATAATTGCAAAACCTGTAATGCTTGTGGAAACGTCTATACCGAGAATCAAACCTTATACCTTCGCCACGCAAACCACTCTCTTGTCTTAAGATAATCCAAGTCTTGGTCGTTTGAGTAGGCTTCTTGCTCAAATGGTATCATGTAGTAGGCTTGCTGTTTATCTTTATATTTAATAATTCCAACAAGATAGTAGTAGAAGTAGAGAATGTAGAACGGAATTACCAACAACTCACGCTGTTGATGGATGTGTATGGTTTCATGATTGAGGGTAGTTTCGTTCATCCATTCTCTTGAGATAATAAATGGGAAAATTGTGATTGCATATACATCAATCACAACTGACATAAGTTTGGTAAACCACGGAGAGACTATAAGAATAGGCTTCATTAGATGTCCAACTTTAGTTTGAACGAAAGATCTTCTGCTTCTTTCTTGAGAATTGGGTTGGATAGTGTCGCAACACCAACAAGTTTCTTGTCTTCATCGTAGATCGCAACTCGGGAAACATACACTTGTCTCTCGAACGGAGCATCGAAACCGGCATAGCTTGACGACACTGTGTTTTTGATTCTAATTGTATCCTTCTCTTGGTAAACATTAGAAGACGTTTGGTAAATCTTGTATTGTGCATCCTCATAATCAAGGAATGTGGGGTTGTTTGAGAAGTTAACTTCGCCTCTACGTGCGTGAGCATACATTGTGAGGACTTGTGTTTCAGTGTGTCCTTTGAATGAAAGATCAAACGAGGCGGAGGTTGTTGTGTTGGAAATCCCGTCATTTGCACCAGCAGCAAAATATTTCCAAGCACCAGCAACAAACGCGCCGGGGGTTGCATCTCCTGCACCCACAAAATCATAGGACACGCCTTCTGTAAGATCCCAGCTTCCCGTAAGAAGCAAGAATCCTTCTTCATACATCGCAACGCCTGCGACAGAACCTGAGCCTTCTGAGCCTTCTGGTCCAACTTGAATTAGCTCTCCATTATACTTGGTGTCCTGCAGTTCTCCGACCAATGTACCTGTAACATAAAACTTGAGAGACATAGAGCCGGGTTTGATGCGTGTTCCGTAGAAGATCTTTGGAACAGAGATAAGGTTAATGGTTTGTTCATCTTTGTTCCATTGGCCAATGTTTGATGCTGAGAACTCAACAAAGTAGTGTGGTGAACGAGTGCCGTAGAAGTTAAGAGAATTCCGAAGACTACGATAGTGAGGATTAGCGGAACGAGAAACGTTGGTAATGCTACCTAGGTTACCTGCGTCTACCATCAATTCTCTTGTAATTGATGCTGACATCACATACGAAGAACCAGTAAGCACGTCTCCGTTTGCTGCTCTAACATAATCATCCGAAACTTCCTGCATAGGACCAGAGGCAGTGATTGTATTGGTGCCAGCGGGACCCTCTACAATTGTTCTTGTTCTTCTCTTGGACTTCAAGTATTGTTTTGAACTTGTTTTCAAAACATATGGTGTTATAAGCCTGTTGGTGCCAGTGCTGCCAGTCCAACTATCTT